GTAAAGCAAATTGTTTGAAAAATTTTCTAGCTGCTAAACCTTTTTCAATGTAGTCTTTTTCTTTGTCTTCTACTTGACCAGAAACAGTTAATACACCATCTTGATATTGAACTTTAACATTCTTCTTGTTGAAGCCTGCAAGTCCTAACTCAATGCCGTATTCACCTTTTCCATATTTTACTACATTGTAAAATGGAAACGATTGAGCTTTTGACCAACTATCAAAGATAGAGTCAAATGCATCACCAAACATTCTGTCTGAATGATTCCAAACGTCTTTATTGAACTTATTGATTATGTCTAATGCTGTCATATTATTCTCCTTATATTTAAGCAAGTTTAATAGGCCACGTTATTGTGCGCCTGCAACATATATAATGTATCTAGATTAATTTTTCAAGTAGGCTTATTATAACAAAAGCAGCCGTACCTATTAATATTCTTTCTATTCTAACGATTCTATCTTCTATCTTTTTGATTTGTTCAAAAGTTTGTTTTTGCATTAACCTGCAAATCTTTTCGTGATATTCTATTTTTTCTAAAGCTGATTTTTTAGCCATTAATATGTACTCCCAAAATCTTCATAACTTCCAACACTTCCATATGTACCCGAACTAGGGCTTCCTCCGCCTGTTCCAGAACCTCCTACATTTGAATCATCATAAGAGTATGTTCCTGGTCTAGTTACAGCATTAATGCCTATGTTCGATGTATCAGCATTTTGCATAGCACTTAATTGTTGTAAAGCTTGATTTTGTCCTGCTCTTCTTGAAGCCATTAATGAAAAAATACTTGGAAGACCACCTCCCATAAACATTGTTCCAACATTAAATTTGTCATAACCACTTAACCCACCTTTTCCTCTAGCCTGGTCCATTAATTCTTGTTCTTCTTTTGTTAAACCGCCAATGACATTATCATTTTCATCTCTTAATGCTGCTGCTTGAAAATCCATTTGCATAGCTCTATCTTGAATTTGTTGAGGAGATAAAGTAGTTATGCCCCCCGTGTTATCTCCACCGCTATCTTGAATTTGAGGATACAATAAATATTTTAAAGGATTATATGTCTCCATTGTTTGTTTTGGAGCATATGCCTCTTCTAAATATTTTTGATATAAATCGTATAAATCCATTAAGCTAAACCTCTTTGTTTAAGTCGCATCATTTTTTCTTCCTCGGATAATAACGCACCCTCAGTAGCTGTCAACCCACTTTGCATTAAATTTACTTGTTGGGCTGGTTGAATAATTTGTTGATTTGGCATTGGTTGCTCTGGTAATGGAGCTCTTGATTGCGGTTCAGCCGATGGCAAGAAATCTTCTAATTTAAAGTTCCATTCATCATTTAATTTTTTAGTATAGAAAATATTAAACATTCTATTTAAAATACCTTCAACTTGAATAAAAGGATTTGGCTGCCCTGTTTCCTCTGCTATTTTATAGAAAGCATCTATTGTTCCTTTAGAAGGAAAATATGGATTAAAAGATCCTTGTGATAAAATATTGTAGTCTTTTTTTAATCCTCTTGAATTAAAACTATCAAACATCTCTCTATCAAATAAACCTAATTCTTTTAAGTTATTTATATGTTTATACATTTGTTTAGAATTTTTAAACAAAGCTTCATTAGCTACATAAAATCTTTGAATAACATCTTCTGGACTCTTCATAGGTTTAAGTACTCCTTCAGGACCTCCAGTAAATTCTCTTCTAGATTCCCTTACACCTCTTTGATAATCATTTATATGAAATCCTAAAGCTTTTTCTGGTTTTACAGGTATTAATCTAAATCCAAAAACACCAGCTAATGATTCATCTATTTCAATTACATCACCATTCTCGTCTGGTTTACCTGTAGAAGAATTATAAACTTTTAATAATTGCTTGTATTGAGGAGCCTGTGTTTCTACAACGTGTTTTAAAGCCCTATTCCATTTCTCATTAAGTGGAGTATTTTCTGTCCATAATTCGTAACCATCTTTAGTTTTTCCTTTTCTAATAAAGATATCATTCATTGCTTCTGTAAAAATAGATTCACCTATGAAAGGATTAGCTGTTTCAGCCGCTGCTTGAGTTAGTCCTTCAACAAAACCTTTTATTAAAACTTCCTCATCTTCAATTCCATTTTGAATGTTTCTTAAAACAGTTGTGAAAGGTCTTGTTAAAGTATCATAAACATTGTTGTGACTCCAATCACTGTAAGAATACTCACCTGTTTCTGGATCTTTAACAACAATCAATTGTGAATTTTTAGACCAAGGAGCTGCCGCAGATTCTCTAACAGCATTTGCCTCCTCATCAGATACACCATAAATTGATTTAGTTCCTTCTATTATGCCATATGGTAAAGCTCCAAAAGCAGTGACGCCACCAACTACTCTAGCTAAACCAGCTGATTTGTTTGGATTAGTACTTTTAAAATAATTTACACTACCTGTAATAGGATCTTTAATATCATCAATTGCTTGTCTAATAATATTTCCCCCTGTTCTAAATACTTCTGACGGCCATGACATAAAATTACCAAGAGGAGTAGCTCGCATTGCTCTAACGAAATCTCCAACATATGCATAATTAGGAATTGTATTTCTAATAATTCTAGCAGCTTCTTCTTTTAACTCTTTATTTGTTTTTTTAATTCCTGCTTTAAGATAATTAGCAGTTCTTCTTTCCAATTCTGTTTCATACATTGCTATTTTCCAAAAATCATCTTCTGCAACGTATGCGTCTTGCATAACAGATGCTGTTTTTTTAACAGTTCGTTTAGCTGCTTCACCTATTTTACCTAATGATCTCATCATAGGTTTTAAGATAGAATCTGTTGCAACATTACCTGATTCAAATATTTTTGCATCTCTCATTAAATTTGTTAAATCACCCATTCTAACATTTGAATTTACAACTCCTAATTCCAAAAGTTCTCTATAATATTCCATAGCTTTAGGGTCTCTTACCCCTAATTGAACTGAATCTTTAGCTTTCTTAATTCCTCTAGCTAAAGCTAATGGATTTGTTAATCCACCATTAGCTATAATAAAAGCTCCTGAAGATAAAAAATTTCTAAAATGTGTTGGAACAGATAAAATTGTTTTTGCATATTGAGATCCAGCTTTAGGTGTTAAATATAAATTTCTATACGCCCAAGCAGCTGTTCTTGTAAAAGCGTTTCCACCTTCTCCTCTTAACCATTGAGATGTTCTTGAAGCATTACCAAAAGCTTCTGCTATATCTTTTGTTGTATACATACCTGAAAGTCTATTAACCAATACTCCATCTTGAAAAAATTCTTGTACATATGGATCTATCTTAACTATTTCTTGATTAGGCAGGGCTCTTCTAGCTTCTAATGGAGAAGAAAAGAAAAATCCTCTAGAACCTGGAGCTGTTGTTTTAGTTGCAGCGGCTTTTAATGCTTCATCTACATCTAATATTTCATCAAACAATTGATTTTTTCTAGCAATTGTTCCAAGTCTATTCATTCCTTCAAAAATTGAATATCTTGCATCTTCTATTTCTCCAAATAGTTCTCTAAATATTTTGCTTCCTTTTCCAACAACTTTTAATTCTTTACTTCCATCAGGTAGTTCTTTTGTTACTGTTTGAGCAAATGTTTTTATATTTTCTGCCGTGTCCGCACCTGCAGTTAAGTTATCATATGTAAATGTTGGAAGTTTACTTTTTGGATTATATTGACGAGCTTGTTTCAAAACATTATCAACAAGTTGTTCTGCTTCTTGATCCGTTATTGGATTTTTATTTTTAGCTGCGTATCTTTTAAATAATTCTTTTGCTTTATTAATTGATGTGTCTGTTGGTTTATATCTTGAATAAAAACCAAAGTTTTGATCTTGGAATATTCTATATGTTGTTCCAATATATTGCTTGACCCTATTACCCATTAATTGTCTTAGATCTGTTTGTAATTTGTCTTTTGCTCCAGCAGGTATCATGCCAGCAGGACCCTCTGCTGTTATATCCATTAGATTACTAAATTTAGATCTTACTTTAACCACTGAATCTATTACATTGTTTATAGATTCATTTTTAGCATTCATCTTTTTTGCATTTTTCATAAATGCATTAACCGCTTCTTGCGGTAGATCAGCTTTTAAATCCCCTGAAAACATTAAATCATTAATTTCTTTTAAAAATTGTCCTCTATTATCTTCCGTTGTTTTATTTAAAAAAGATTTAACTTCTGGAAACATTTTATCTACTTCGTTATCAATAAGCTTAACTTGTTCCATAGCAAAATTAGTATCTGCCATTAGTCTTCCTTTTTCAGTTCTTTGTGCTCTAAATAATTCTTGTGGACGTGCGCCTCTAGGTCTAAAAAAAGAACCTACTTTATCAAAGTATTTTTCTAATTTTTTATTACTGTAAGCTAATTCTTTTCCTCTTGTTCCTACAGCTTTAATAAAAGAACCTGCTCCATAAATAATAGGTGTCAAGACAACAGATTCCGCTCCAAATTTTATTCTATTTAGTATCTTTCTACTTGCATCTGAACTAGGGTCTGCTTCTACTTCTCTATCTAACTCCGTTGGACCTGCTTCAAATAAATCTCCAATAGTTCCTAAATTTTCAACATCCGCAACTGTAGTTTCTCCTAATGCTCCACCAATTGTTATAGCTGCATATTTTTGTTTAGTTGATAATTGATTTAATTCGGATGCTTTCTTTACACCTTTTTGTAAATTTTTGGATTTAAGATTTAAATATCTACCTGCTTTTTTTGCATTAATGGCTTTAGTAGCTAATTTAGTTGCTACTTTAGCCCCTATCCCTGCAGGTAAACCAATTTGTGTAATTGCCTCAGTTAGTTTACCTAAAGCTTTTTGTTGAGCTACTTCTTCAAAAGGATTAATTTTATCAAAGAATTTTTCTACATCCACTGCATAATCAGTTCCTAATCCTAGATCAATAAGTTCTGCGCCTAATGATACAATACCTTCTGGAACTTTAATTAGACCTGATGCAATACCTGCAACACCTGCTGTAATTTGACTTACTTCTTGATTATCTTCTGCGTCAGGAGTTAAAAATAATTCCCCTTGTTGAACGTCTGTATATTTATCTTCTTTAGGTGAAGGAAAACCTGGAAATAATTTTTCCGAAGACATAAGTTCTCCTATTCTTTTGGAGCATATGGTCTAAATGCTATATTTGGATCTTTATCGTCTTTTACTTTTTCTATTAATCCTCTACCAGGGTAATAAGTTATTTGACCTACTCTCATTGATTCTGGGTTTATAAAATAATCTCCTTCTTTTGTTACAGACCATTCTGGTATTCTTATAAATTGATCTCCAAATATTTTTTCATATTTATATAAACTTTTAGCTGTTCCAGTTGGGTCTCTATATACTGGAGGTAAAGTACGGCTCTCTACAGATTTAGCAATAATAGTTGCATCTGATTTAATTTGTTCTTCTGGTAATTGGGCAGCGTACATTTGTTTACCTTTTTCTCTTTGTAAATCCAGTTGTAATTGTGCGTCTATAGCTGCTTTTGCTCCAGCAAGTCTTGCTTGTGAAGGCATTTGTTTCATTTCAGCTAATCTAGTTAAAGCTTCTTCGGTTGGTTTTTTATAAGAAGTTGCAATAGCTCCTAAAGTTCCTTTACCTGCACCTTCTCCAGAAACAAGTCCTAGTCCGCCTTTAATTAGTAAATTAGAAAGAATATCTCTTTTTTGTTGTGCAGTGTCTTGTGCTCCTAGTGTTTCAAATATAGTTCCGTATTTTTTAATACTAGCTCCTAATTTAGGATCAAGTTCCATTATTTTTGCATATGGATCTGGACTACCATTTTCATATCTTGCTCTACCACCAGTTGCTAAATACATAACACCTTCGTTAGTAGATCCACCTTTTTTAAACATTGGTCTTTTTAATATTTTGCTCATTTTACTTCCTTAATAAAGAATAAATACCCGCAAGTGTAGATGCAGTTCCTAAACCTGTTTGTAATGCAGTAGGTGAAGGAGTCATCGTTGATTGAGTTTGACCTGGGTAACCTGCGATTAATTGGGTAACACCCGCACCAAATTGTTGTGTAGCTTGTAATGGTTGATATGCTTGTTGATAAGCTAATTGTTGTTGAGCTTGCAACTGAGCTTGTTGTTGTGCCTGTTGCTGGGCTCCTAATGCAGATAAACCTGCAATTTGTGATCCTGCTAATTGAGGAGAAGCTTGAGCTAATCCTAATTGTTGACCATATTGTTGAGAAGCTAATTGTTGTGCTTGACCAAAACCTTGTTGTAATAATTGTGCTTGTAATGCAGCTCTGTTTCTATCACTAGCAGATCTATATTCAGCTTCTGCAACACCTTGTCTTGCTCCACCAAATGCACCTGAACCAATTGCACCTTGTGCAATTGAACCTAAACCTTTTTGCGCTTGAATATCATATTCTTGTAAAGTTGCTCCTATAACATCTTGTTGATATGGAGACATATATTGTTGATAAGCTTGAGGACCTGTTGCAGCTTGTGCTGCTTGTAAAAAAGGTGCATAGCTTCCAAGTCCACCTGCCAATCCTTCAGCTTGTGTTTGTAATGCACCAGGACCTGCAACAAATTGAGGACCATATAATTGTGTTAAATCAATAGCTTTTGTTGCGCCAATTGCTTTTGTTAAATCATCTAAATAAGTTTTACCTGCAGCTTCAATAAATGGTGCTGGTAATATTTGCGTTTGTTGTACTTCAGCCATTAAACTCTTCCTCCATTTTCTAATTTTTTCATCATGTCATACATACGTTGTGCACCTACGTTAACATCTCCATTACCCATACCTCTTACGGCATCGGCTGTGAATACGAATTCGTTATTAGACAACATTGCTGGAATATCGTCTGCCTTTTCTTTTATACCAACTGGAGGTATAAATCCACCAGTTTCTCTTAAATCTACTTCTTTTACTCCCTGTTCATTTTGCCTTAAAGGTAAACTTGCAATCCCTGAAGCCATTTCTGCAGTATCCCCATATGCCTTCATCATTCTTCCACCATATGCTTTTTTTACAGTGTTTTCAGGGCCAACAACATCTGACTCAAAATTGTACTCTAGTAATTTTCCAAGCTCTTCACTAACCGTAGTTCCATTTCTTTCAGCTAAGATTTTAGCCTGTTCTATAAGTGGACTTGATCCTTGATTATAGTTAACTCTACCACCTGTAGCATAAGAATATTCACCTAATTGAGATTGAACAAATGACTCAACTTGTTCAGGTCTATTTTTTAATTCTGGATTTAAATTTGTATAATATTGTCTTAAATAAATTTTTAATGCTTCTGGATTACTTTTAACTTGTTCAATTTCTTCTTCACTCATTCCTTGACTAGATAAAAATCCTGTTAAACCGCCTATGGCAGCAACAGCCGCTGTTCTTCCTAATGCAGTTTCTGGAAGTATTTTACTTAATCCTAAACCAGCAAATTTTTCTTTTGCTAAATTACCAGCAAAACCTAAACCTGATTGCCAACCAGCTAAACCTGGAGAAAGAGCGCCTCGTGATAATAAAGCAGGGGCATAATACAGAGCCGCTGCTCCTAATGCAGCTTTACCTAAATCAGATTTTGCAATATCCTTAACTGCTCCTGTAACGCCTTTAACGGCTTTCTTAACAATACTTCCTAATCCATATTGTTGTCTCATTGATCCACCGTAAGCTGCTTGCTCTCTAATTAAATCTTTGAATGAATCAAAATCCATATTAGCAGGAATAACTCCTTGCTTTTTCATATTTAAAAATTGATCATATAGATCTGCCATTGGATCTGGAGCAGATGCCATTTGTGGTTTAATATCACCCGTATATTTAATAGACGGAGCCCCTGCATCTAATGATGCTATGCCTGTTCCCATGTTATATAATTGTCTTCTCATTAATGATCTAGATATTGTCATATTTTAATTATTATAAGGCAGGCGTGAAAATCCTGAACTTACAAATTATACTAAATTATTATATATTACAAGCTAGAAGATGTACCCAAAGGCGGCATCTTTGCTACTTTAATTTTAACTGATCTTACTACATGCTCTTTTTGAGTAGGTGTATTTGGATCAGCAATATCAGCTTCTGCCTCCGCGTCTGAGTTATACTCTACATTTGTAACTTTGTTTCTTAATACTACCTCAGTTTCACATTCAACAACAGGTACTTTTTTACCATTAATTGTTTCGTATCTTACTGCAGGTGGTTCTATAAACGCCATGTTTTCTCCTTATTCTCTGTTTATTTCTAATATTGATATTATTGCACTTATACCAGATGTAACTGAAGATTCAATCTTTAGGACATCACTTTCTTCTAATACTATTGGTCCTTTAGCTATATTACAAATAGTAGGTCCACTAATATCTGCATAAGCTATTTGATAGTCTGTTGTAGTTGAACTATCTGTTACTGTTGCTTTTACTACTTTTGATCCTGATTCATTAGTTATCTGTATATTTTGAACAATAGCACGTGAATCTGATGGTACAGTATATACAGATACTGGACTTGTACTTGCTGGATCAAAGAATGCGTTTTTATATATGTTTGCCATTAATTATCCTTTAATATTCCTTCTCCAAACACATTCATTTCATGTGTTCCTGAACCTGTTCTTAGTTGAAATTGTATATCTGTTTTTTCATTATATTTAAATGGAAGTCTTCTTTGAATATTCATATTATTTTGTAAAGTTGTTCTTGCTACAATATAAATTTGACCTGTATTATATTGAACATAGTTTCTAAATACACCTGTTTGAGATGAAACAGAATCATTAGAAAAAGCATCAATACGATATAAATAAAAAGATTTACCTGCAGGAACAGTAAAAATACTAGCTTGATTTCTACCAACCCCTACTAATATTTTTGCATAAGTGGTACCACCATTTGCAACCGTAATATCTCCAGCGTTAGCTCCAGATGTTTTAGAAAATATTACATCATTAATTCTAAAAAACCCTGCTGTTGTTGTAGGTGGAGTTGCATTGTTAGCAACAACTGCCTCTGATATAATATTGTAACTTGCATCTAATCCAATAATTGTAACTGTGCCACCATCGTCACTTGCGGATGCACTTGTCACGGTCATGGTTAATGCTGAACCTGGATAAGTATAGGCTGTTGCATTTTCCCACATAGGAATAAAAGAAGTAGATGTAGATCCTTGCCAACCAAATATATTTCTAACAGAAGACCCTGATACATTGCCTTCAGCAACTAGTTGCTCATAAGTAGGACAAGTAGAACAATTTACATTATTACAAGACATTAACAATTTCCTCCCATGCTAAACCAAGTAAATCTTTCCGTCTCTTGTTTTAATTGATCTAAGTAAGTTGAATTTAATTGTTCAACAATACCTGCAATAGATCTATTAATTTGTTTTTGGTTAGAAAAATCATATTCTTGTTTTGGTTCTGGTAATCTAACTATTATCTTTGCCATTATCTTCTACCATCCACTTGTAAATCTAATCTTAAAGTTCCAAATCTCCAATTCTCACTAATGCCTGTATTAGCAATATTAACATTAGCAAATCTTCCCCTTGCTCTTGTATCTACCTTAGTTGTTGAAGTTGTAATTGTAAATGGACTTAATGTTGTATCTGTACTTGATTGAGAGGGGTATCTTTTAACAGCCAAAGTCATTTGTATGTTTCCTTCTAAATCTTTAAAATCAGGTATGAATCTTCTCATAGCTAAAAAGAATTCTCCCGCTGTTCCTTGTACATCAAGATCAAAATCATATGATGTTAAAGTTGAAGTAATTGCCGTAGTAGATCCATCTGGATTAACTTGATCAGTTCCTACATGATGTTCAAAATAAACCGTTTGGCCTAATCCATCTTCTCCAACTACTACAGGAAAAGTCCCTGATGCCTGACTATTGTATTTTGTACCAAAAGGATTTGGATATACTGAAGCATCAATCCAAGAAGTTCTGGCCTCTGTACCAGGGTACCAAACTTGTAATTGAGGAAAGCTTTCTCCATAGTTATAAACTACGTATTGATCATTAAATTCTGAACTAGTTGTTGTGTAGTACCACACTACTTCTGTATGTAAGTTATCTATACCAGCAGCTACTTGTTGACCTTTAGTCGTGTCAATTTGATTATAAACATAATCTTCAACTGAACATTGCATGGATTTAACTGTACCATCAAATAAAAAGAAACCATTGTTACTCATCCAATAAGCAACACCATCTATTTCAACGGCAGCATTCTTACCAATAAGTCCACAGTTCGTACCTACTTGTTCAAACCCAAATGTAAAAGGTGCACCGATATACTTCATTGTATATAAAGCATTATCCGTCCAAACTAGAATTGTTTCTTTAGCTTTTAATGCTCCAATGATTTTAGTTCCATCTTGTAATCTTTGAGAACCAGCAGAGTTAATTGCTGTTGGATTATAAGTATTAATTCCTTCTTGATCAGAAAATCTAATGAACATATCATCTTGAGTATTTGGATTACCAATAGTTATTTCAGTTCCTAAATGAATTAAGTGACGTGTTGTTGGTGAAACTAAACTTACTCTAGTTGCTGTAGGGTTATTTGTAGTCTCAAACCCTGCTGTAGTCGTAGAAGCTCGTGTAGTTAATCTAGAGGCAACTCCAGCGTCCCAAGTAAATGTTTTTCCATTTGCAATGGTTGCAACTAATACTTGACCATAATTATCTAAAGACCAAAGTCCTGGTTCAAGTGTAACGTCTGATGCAGGTGCAGCTTCTCCCCAACCATCTGAACCCCAAGTTGATACACCCCAACCATATCCATAAGATTGCGCTGCAGGACCAACATTTTCATAAGGTATAACATCTATACTTCCACCTGTACCAACCGTTGCAGTTGCTGCTGTTGATTGTGTAATGGTAAATACAGTAGTTGATGTAACTCCTGTTACTTGAAATAATTTATCTTCAAAATCAGTATCAACATATCCAGTGCCACCAGGTAAAGTTACGTTATCTAATAAAACAATATCTCCAGCCGTTAAACCATGAGCTGATCCTGTTGTAATAGTACAAACAGCAGAAGTATCTACTGTTGCAATTGTTGCCGCAGATAAAGTTGTTCTAATTGGAGTAATGTCATAAAGCTGACCTTCAAAATATATAAGTAAAAATTTATCTGAACCTAATGCTACATATCTGTTTCCAGATATATCTACGAATGCGTGTTGCTTACGAACAACTCCAACAACTGTGTCTGTAATTAATGAAGCCCAGCCAGAAACTTTTTCAGGTA